GTTTAACAGTAGCAGTAACATAAAATTTCCATCTTCTGGCTACGGCAAAAGGACACGAAAAATAGTCATGCAGATTGAGATTCAAAGTATTAGTTGTTCCCAACAACAGATCTATCTTTAAAGGTGTTCTACCCTTGTCCTCTAACTCAGCTTGAGGTGGACAAAATGGTGTTTGATTGCCAACCATAATGGTTTCGCTTAAAGTAGGATCCAATTGACCGTTTGGTTTCAAAAAGGCAACATCATCCATAACAGCACACCATTGACTGGAATTTTGTCCAGACCAAAAGGGGTCTACAGCCACTCGCGTATACATGAATTCAGGGCTCACGGGTAGTTTGAATGCCTTGCCATAGTGCATAAACATAATTTGCACCAACTGAGTCTTAGCAATACTAGAAGGACCATGAATCATAATAGAAAAGGGCTCTTTGCGCGGCGCGCGAGCATCCTTCTTTGTGATTTCATTTGCTTGAATCAGTTGCAATTCATTAACTGTCTTCTGTAGAATGAGTTTTTCAGTTCGCTCTAAACCAACAGAATATTTCGTGAGTGCTATACCGCGCTCAATTGTATCTTTCAACTCACTAGTAAAAGTAAATCGATTGATACCATGAGGTTCTGGGTTCGATAGAAATTTGGACTCACGTATTAATCTCTGTGCTCGAGACATCCATTTTTCATGGCTTCCACCAGATGACATTAAAACTTCTGGATCTTGAGTGTGGAAATATTGAGTACCTCTGTCACACACAAATAATACTGTATCTACCATACAATGGATCATATCCATTCCAGGTTTATGAGTGCGCTCAATGGCTGCTTGCTCAAATTTAGAGTATCCAAGTGAGTCAAAAGAAATCTTGGAGTGACTCAGAAGACCGCTAGAAAGTACATATAAACCAAATTTATAGACTTTCTTATATAGAGCAGTCTCCTTAATACGTTCATAAACACTTGTGTACGAACGCAATTCTGCGAAGATATTATCATATTCTTCGTCTTGAAGTTCGTAGGTGGTCTCCTTCTCCACCTCTGAAAGAACATGTTTATGTAAACCTTTATATATTTGATCTAATTTTTTATCTTTCATGTTGCCGAAAATTTCAGAAGCAACATAAATTAGCATGGTTGTGAAACTAGGTCGCGAACCACGCATCTTACAAAAAGATACAATTGATACATATCGATCCGATATATTTCGTGATCGCAGTAAGCTATACATCAAAATACACACATCTTCTATCAAGTTGATATGTTCGTCAAGATGAACGGGAATTTGTATATACTCGCTGAGAAAAGATTTACTATAATGGGTACCTTCGTAGAGCCAGTTTAATACTGAACTTTTCCTAGATTCTGCGTCAGCAACAGCTGAAGTACTCAAAGGATTATACGCAGAGAAGGTGTCCCATAAAGAAACATTAGTGATGTCAAATTCACTACTTTGTGGTACATAACCGCAATAAATACAGTTTGGCACGAGTAAAGTTTGTGTTTTGACAACGCACGAAATAACAGTAGTTCTATCGCACGTCAAGCATTGTATCGTCAAACTATGCTTTATGATCTTGTGATCATCTTTGTTTATTGTTGAAGGAGAAATTACAATCATAAAATAAAAACAACCAGTTGTTGATCTATCTGGTGCTCTTTACTGGCGTAGAGAGTGATCGTCTTTACCTAGTTCTTGCCGCTTGGCGGGAGTGCTACTAGGTGGTTTATTAATCGCTTAAGCAAAATGTTCAGCGGTGGGTGAAATTCTTCAACACTTTGCTCTCAATACAGAGAGGTGTGTCTTACTACCTTTCACAGATGTGACCAAGATTAGGCCACATTCTCAAGGCGATCTCACAACACATGACATAGAACCTATTAAATAAATTTTACACCAACGACGTAAT